CTTCCCTGACGACAACGATGGGTACGATTTAATTATGTACTCTTTTATACCTGAAGAGAATGCACACAAGCGAAGTGACCGAGACAAGGTGAACTATTCGAAGTGGGCTAGAGAGGGATTAGTAGAGCTTACTCCAGGCGATGTGTGTGATTACAACTACATTAAACAAAAAATTAGGGATTTAGGCGAGATTTACGACATCCGTATGATAGCTTATGATAGATGGAACGCTTCTCAGATTGTAATTGATTTGACAGAGGAAGGGTGTCCAATGATACCTGTAGGTCAAGGTTATAAAACGATGTCTCCTGCAACGAAGCAATTTGAAGCTTTAGCACTTAGTGGTAAGTTACGACATGGTGGTCAACCTGTACTTAGATGGATGATGTCTAATGTAGTTCTAACTTTTGACCCCGCTGGAAATGTTAAGCCAAATAAGGCTAAATCAAACGAAAAAATAGATGGTGTCGTTTCTTGTATAATGGCTTTATCAGAAGCGATGCAAAACAAGAACGGTGGAAACTCAACATACGATGAAAAGGAAATATTCTTTATCTAAAAACGAAATTTTAATACAGGAGCAAGATTCTATAAGGGAGATTTGTACTAATGTATTAGCAAACAATACCGACTTACATCTACTAGATGACCTTGTACAAGACATTTCGTTAATCCTCCTGACTCAAATGGAGGAAACAATACAGTCTCTTTACGAAACGAATCAATTTCGCTTCTTTGTAGCTCGTATCGTCACCAATCAGGTTTTATCTAACACGAGTCCATTTCATACGACTTATCGCCTTAGAGAGCCTAAAAACGACTTTATTCAAGAGGATTATGACTTTAGGCCAGACGAAATGTGGTATAAAGCACTTAATTTACCTAACGATATGGCAAAAACAGTAATTTATCTTCGTTTTGAATACGGGCTAAAGATACGAGAAATAGCTGTGTTGAAGGGAGTTAGTCCAAGGTACGTACACAAAGTACTACTAAAAGCTTACAAATATTTAGAAAAAGACCTATAATTAGGTTCACATAGTGGCTATTTTTACTATTTGTAAGTATAACAGTATTCAATAAATCTACAGATTTGGGATTATTCGATTATTTTAAGAAAGATAAAATTGCTGAAGTTGAGCAAAGAGGTGTTTACGGTGATACAATCGTAGGAAGCTTTTTAGGTTCATCTTCAGGCGAAAGTGTATCTAAAGAACAAGCTCTAAGAGTCGCAGCCGTTTGGTCTTGCGTTAGAGTATTGTCTGAGACTATAGCTTCCCTTCCTATTTCTCTTTATGAAAAAGATTCTAGTAATAGAAAAACCGTAAAGTCTGATAGTCCTTTAAACACACTTATTGGAGAGCAACCTTCACCACTATTCAACTCGTTTATGTTCTTCGAGCGCATTTTAGTGGACTTGTCTATGGATGGTAATTTCTACGCTTATATTGAGCGAAACAAAGGAGGTTTACCTATTGGGCTTCACCCAATTAAATGTGATGATGTTGATGTTTTTATAGCTCCAAAAGGAAGGGGAGTTTATTACGAAATAAAAGATGACGAAGGTTCTTACCCATTTGTAGGTGTAGTTCAATCGATAGATATGATTCACGTTAAAGGTCTTTCATTTGATGGTGTTGTAGGTAAATCACCTATAGTAACTGCTGCTGAAAGTATTGGAATAGCAATCGCTTTAGATAAACACGCAGGGTCATTCTTTAAGAACGGAGCTGCAATAGGAGGAATCCTTAAACACCCAGGAACACTAAAGCCTGAGACAGCTAAACGACTTAGAGACTCTTGGAGCACTAAATACTCAGGAGCAGATAACGCAGGTAAAACTGCTATTTTAGAAGAAGGAATGGAGTTCCAAGCTCGGTCCATTCCAAACAATCAAGCACAATTTTTAGAGTCGAGACAGTACCAAATATCTGACATTTGCAGAATATTTAGAGTGCCTAATCACCTCATAAACGACCTTTCAAACGCAACATATTCGAATATTGAAGCACAGCAAATAGATTTTGTGGTGCATACAATCACACCTTGGATTAAACGAATCGAATCGGAATTAAACTCTAAGCTCGTACCGTTTAAAAAGAGAGGTAAAGAATACTTTAAATTTAACCTTACGGCTATCCTAAGAGGAGATTCTAAAGCTAGAGCAGATTACTATAGAACTTTAGTTAACATCGGTGTTATGTCACCAGACGAAGTTCGTAAGTTAGAAGATTTAAATAGTATCGGTGGAGCTTCAGAAGATTTCTATATGCAATCTAATATGATGCCTATAGACCGATTAGGAGAAGGAACGTCAAGACAGGACCTAAACGAAAATATTGAGAAAGATGAAAAATAACAAAGAAATTAGAGTTTATTCTACTGACTGCGAGGTTCGTATGGACGAAAGTTCAGATGAGATTCAAGTTAGTGGGTACGCTTCATTATTCGAACACGAAAGCAGAGATTTAGGTTTTTACGAAACTATTTCACGAGGAGCTTTTGATGGTCGTTTAGATGATAACGTAATCTTAACTTACAACCACGATATGAACGCTATCTTAGATAGGAATCAAGGTGGTACGTTAAAACTTTCAATAGATGAAAGAGGATTAAGATACGATGGTACATTACCTAATACTTCTACAGGTCGAGATGTCGCAGAATTGATGCGTAGAGGGTTACTTTATGAATCTTCATTTGCTTTTACGGTAGAGGAAGATAATTGGGTTGAAGAAGGAGATGTATATAAGAGAAGCATTACTAAAATCGGAAGATTGTTTGATGTTTCTATAGTTGGTGTTGGAGCTTATTCTAATACTGATGTTGCTTTACGTTCGATAGATAAGATGAAAGTCGATGCTAAAGAGGTTGAAGCGAAGGTAATTAGCGATAGTGAAGAAACACTTAGAAAAATCAATCAATTACATAACGAATTACAACTAAAAAGCAAATTTTAAAGAGATGGAAAATTCTGTAGAATTACGTCAAGAACGTGCTGGTTTAATTCAAGAAGCTAGTGTAATGCTAGACGCTTGTAAAACCGAAGCTCGTGACTTTACTGAAACTGAAAAAGTTTCTTACGATGAGAAAATGAATCTTATCGACAAATTAAAAAAAGATATTGAAACGGTTGAACGTCAAGAGTCTTTAAATGCGGAAATCGCAACTAAAACTACTAAAGTAGAAAACACAATGAAAGAAGATAAAGAAGTGAGAGGTTACTCTCTATTTAAAGCTATTAACGGCTTAATGAATAATAACTTAGATGGTCTTGAAAAAGAACTTCACGATGAGGCTGTTGAAGAAGCTCGTGCTGCAGGACGTACTATTAGTGGGTTAGGTATTCCTTCTCGCTTATTAGAATCTCGTGCTGATGTTGTTCAAGGTGCTCCAGGTGCAGCGACTAATATTGCTCCAACTGTTGTTATGGGTTACCAAGACGCTTTAAGAGAAGCTTCTGTATTCAATCAAGTAGGTGCAAACATCCTTACAGGTCTTTCTGCTGACACTCGTTTACCTATTACAGGAAAACAATCTGTAACTTGGGAAGGTGAAGTAGAAACTGCTGCTGATGGTGGTGCTGTCTTTGGTAAGTTAGATTTAACTCCACTTAGATTATCTTCTACTGTAAATATATCTAAGCAATTATTGATGCAAAACGGAATGGGAGCTCAACAAGCTATCGTTGCTGACTTAGGTCGTGCTGCAGGTGCAAAGATTGATGCTGCAATGTTCGGTGCAGCAAACGATGCTTCAGGTTCTGCTCCAGGTGCAATTGCTGCTACTACAGGTGTTGGTGTAATAACTGAAAATGCTTATTCTGCAAACGCATCTATCTTTGATGATTTCTGTTTAGCTGAATCTGAATTAGCTGTTGGTGAAGGTCTTTCTGGAAACTTAGCTTATGTAGCTAACCCGAAATTGATGAAAGATTTGAAGCGTTCTGCTCAAGTTGCTGCTGTAACTGTAGGTTCTCAAGGAAACTTAGTTAACGGTTACCCAACTTACTACACAATAGGTTGTACAAGTGCTACTGATGTATCTGCTGATTTCTTATTCGGAGATTTCTCTAAATTATTCATCGGAATGTTTGGTGGTTTAGATATTACAATTGACCCTTACACGTTAGCTGCAAACGCTGAAGTTAGATTGATTGTAAATCAGTACATCGATTGGGGTGTAACTCAACCAGGTGCTTTCGTAAAGTCTACTTCTTTACTAAAAGCTTAGTAAATAATTAATAAAGGGGAAGGTTCTGTAAAAAGAGCTTTCCCTATTATTACTTTAAATTATTCATAAGACACAATTTATGTATCTCAATCCAAATACAAATACACAAGGCGATTTAGTTTTAGTCACCAATCCATCTACTAAGGTAGTGTCGGTTACTGAAGTTAAGGCTCACCTTAGAATTGACACTTCGGACGAAGATATATTACTTGGTTTATATATAGATGCTGCGACCGAAATGGCTGAAAACTTTTGTGGTCGTCACTTCATTACACACGAGTACAAATTGTATTTCGATGCTGTAAAGAGTCAAGCTTCTTTAATTTATCCAGATTGTACCTTAGTAAATGTAGATGCAACTACAGACCCTGCAGTAGCGGCTAAACGACCTGTCAATTGGATGGATTCGAACGATGCGGCTCAAGAGTCTCAATTAGCTTACATTGATGCTTATTCTAACCCATCTATAGTATATTTAAGTTCAGACTTCCCTGCAACGACTTTACAATCAAACGCTTCTAACGTGTTTTGGTTTTGGTTTAAAACAGGATTTGGAGCTTCTGAAAGCGATGTACCTGAAGGGATAAAGCAAGCTATAAAGCTAATTGTATCTGACATGTACTATTTCAGAGAGGATAGGAAACGAACTTTCCCTATGACATCTGAGATATTATTACAACCTTATAAATGCTACTACTAGATGGCAGCGTTCATAAGCAAAGTATTAGCAGGCGAGTTTAATCAAAGGATTAAGCTAAAGTCGATTAATGCGACTCAAGACGCTTTTGGAGGTATTACAGACACTTATTCAACTCACACAACAGTTTGGGCTAATAAGAATGTAAAGTCGCTTAGAGATGTTAAGGAGAAGTTTGAAGGAAAAGAACTTCAATCTTATTCGAGATTCGTATATATAGTTAGGTACTCATCCGAAACTTCTACTATAAAGTCTAATTGGATTTTAGAAGAAGTAAGTTCAGGATATTCTTACGATATTATAGGGTACGTTATAGACCCTCGTAAGGAATTTATCGAGATATTTGTAAAACAAGATTTACCGACTGATTCACCAATTTAACCAACGAGATGTCTAGCTCTAATAATAAAATAAGGGTCGAGGGATTACAGAAAGTTAAGCGTGCATTAAAACGAATCGGTAAAAGCTCTAAAGAATCTAGGTCGCTAATAAATAAAGCTTTACGACCTGCTGCTCAAATGGCAGCTAAAGCTCTAAAGGGAAAATACAAATACCGAACTAAGAATAAAATACCTGGTCAAAGGTACGATGCTTCTACTAAATCAAATATAGTAGGAAAATCTACAGCAGACTCAATAGGATTAGTAACAGCTAGAAAGTCAAAGCAACCTGCAATATTCGTAGGGTCTAGGCTAAAGCAAACTACACCAACTTGGGTTAAAGGTAAAAAAGGAAGGAATTTACCTGCGATGTTAATTAAGGGTACTAAGGAAAGGTTCCATAAGAGTGGGAAGTCAGTAGGTAGAGTTAAACCTCAACCTGATTTCTATAAAGAAGTAGTCGACCAAAAAGGGTCAGAGATAGCATCTACAGCCGAAAGGGATGTAATGAAGATGTTAAATAAAATGATTAAAGAAGCTGGATTTTAAATAAAAGGTATGTTTCAAGCTATAGGAAAAGAGATTATAACGAAGCTAAGTGCTTCTTCAAACTTTATCGCTGCTAATGGTAGTAATAAGGTCTTTCCTGTTATTATACCTCAAGGTGTAACCTATCCATCTACTACGTTCGAAATAATGAACGTCAGTAACTTCTTATCAAAAGGTAGCTCATTAAACTCGTGCGATGTCTCAATTCGTATCGCTTGTTTTGCAGACAGCTACTTAACGACTTATAATCAAGCTAAAGCAACTGTAGAAGCTTTAGATATGGTTACCGTAACTTATACCGAAGATAGTATAGGGTACACAGCCAAATTTAGATTCGAAACATTAGATGACGAATACTTTAAGACCGCTGAAAAATTCTACAAAAACGTAATATTCAATTGTTTAATAATTAAAAACTAACATAAAATGGCAATTCAAAACGCAACAGCAGTAACACTATCGGTAGCTGGCGAAATAATGGCTCACGCTACAAGTGCATCATTCTCTATTAGTAGAGATTTAAGAGACTCAACTACTAAAGCATCTTTAGGATTTCAAGAGAACTTAGCAGGTTTAATGTCTTGGGAAATGAGTGGAGACGCTTTCGTTGATATAGCAGCAGCAGATGCTTCAATGGCAGATTGTTTTACTTTATTAACTACAGGAGCAGCAGTAACAGTAGTATTTACGATAGGTACAGGTGGTGACACTTATACAGGTCAAGCTTTTGTAACAAGTATTTCATCTGACGCAGGTGTAGAGGAAAACGCTACTTTCTCTTTATCTCTTACAGGTACAGCAGCTTGTGTTCAAGTCGAAGCATAATATTAACAATTAAAAAAAGGTAGAAATTATGAAAAAAGTAGAAATAGGTGGTCAAGAGAGACCGATTAGATTTAGTTATTTTTGTTTACAAGCAATTTGTAACAAGTTAGGCTTAAAGCTAAACGAACTAAATCAACTAGGAACTGAGATAGACCACATCGGAATTATCGCTTACTACGGATTAAAATACGGAGCAAGAAAAGCTGGTGATAAGTTTACTTATAAAATAGTAGACGTTGAGAAATGGCTTGATGATGAAGATTTCAGTAAGATTAGTGAAATTTTCGAAGCCTTTCAACTAGACCAACCTCAGAGCGAGGGAAAGTAGTTGAGGGAGAGGAAGTTAACTCTGACGAAGGTGATATAAATTGGGATAAACTTGAAGAGATTGGATTAGGACAGATGGAGTTAGCTTATGATGAATTATATGGGCTAACTCCTCGTTCTTTTAATAACAAAATCAAAGGGGCTCAATCACTTAGGGATGAATCACTTAGAGAAAGTTGGGAGCAAACTAGAATCCTTATGGTGACTACTTTAATGCCCCATTCTAAAAAGAAATTAAGAGCAGAAGATGTGCTACCCCTCCCTTGGGATAATAAAAAGTCTAAAAATAAAATTAAAATAGCTACGCCAGAGAAAATAGCAAAAGATGTAGCTCGTCACAAGAAAATACTACTTAAAAATAAATCTTAATGGG